GCACCAGATCAGCAAAAACTGCGCTTATCAATGCAGGTCATGTGACCGAATTTGGTGGCCGCTCATTTCCACTAAGGCGAATGAGTAGTCTTGCGTGGTGGATAGAGCTCAAATCTGAACTCCAAGAGCAGGGCAAATCAAACGCCACTGTGAATCGGATCAGGTCAGCAGCTTCCACCGTCCTGAAGTTCACCCACAGTTGTGAGTTGCACGACGTGAAGTGTCCAAAGTTTGAAAGAGCTGAGGAGACCGAATGTCGGCAGACCTACTTCACAAAGGACGACACCCAGAACATGGCTGCAATCGCCCGTGACCTATGGGGTGATCGTTGGGGCAACAACCTGGCAGACATCATGCTCGTGGCCTTCTATGGCGGATTCAGGCAAGCAGAACTGCTTAACCTCCGTCCAGCTGATTACGACCCGGCACTCAATCATTTAGTGATTGGCGGTAAGCCCTGGAACATCACGAAATCCGGCAAGGTCCGCAATATCGCCGTCAACCCGGCAATCAAACCGATCATTCTCGACCGCTTGCAGAACAATCGTCTTTTTGGAGAGGATTGGCGCAACAAAGATCAGCTCTATGGAGCGTTCAAAAAGGTACGGAATCGGGCTGGGTTTACTGAGGACTATGTATTTCACAGTCTTCGGCACGGATTCGGCACAGCGCTAGGCGCAGTTGCACACCCTCGCATTGTTCAAGAGGCCCTTGGCCACTCGACCATTGAGATGGCTCTGAAATACTGCAAGGCCAGCGACACAGCCACTAGATCTGCCCTTATGGCAATCTAATGCGACTAGCACACCCCTAAAACACCCTGTTTTTGGTCGGTGTACTACTCAAAACGATGGATCCTCAATCGCTGAGATCCCTTGGCCCATCTGGCGGAATTGGTAGACGCGCTGGTTTTAGGTTCAGCTGAAATCAAGTCCCACTTACGCAACTGAAGAGCACCTGGGGGAGTCACATCCCCCTTTCTTATTGGTCTCTCATCAGTTCCACTTAGACAGATAACTAACACGCATAACTAATGAGCCTTTTTCATTACTCCGATATGACATATGACGAGCTCACAAGTGTTGTGACCCTCGAAAAAGCTTGCCAATTAAGTCAAGCAGAGATCGATGAATTAACTGATGAGGAGTTCACTGAATTTCTTGCATGTTGTTCCATCTATGAAGACTAAATATCCAATCAACATATCTAACCAACTCACCCACAATTTCACCCATGGCTAACCGCTACCAGTTCAAAACCACACTCACTGGCTTTATCAATGTCTTTGAGGATTCAGGTCAATTTAACAATCGAGGCTTCAAATACACCCTTCCTAAAGACATCATTGCTGAGATGGAAGAAGAGCGAGAAGGTATTCTCGACTGGTGTAAAACCAAGGCTAAAGGTAAATTTCTAGTCGACTTTGCTCCTTGGGAGCGAACCGAAGAAGGACTTGTTTCGTACAGCTATAGCAACGAAAGCCGAAACCCTGAGCCTGTGTTTGTTGATTCAACGGGATCTCCTATTGATAAGTCTGTATTACGTGACTTAAGAAAAGGCACAGAAGTAAACATGATCGTGAGCCATAAGCCATCAATGCCTCCTGGCAAGATCGGCTCAAAGCTAGTTGTTCATGGAATCCAAATTGTCAAGCTTGCCACCGGAAATGGTGCATTAGACAGTGGCGCTCTTTCAGAAGATGAAGTGACAGCGATGTTTGGCAAAGTCGATGGGTTTACTCAAGACGAACCAGCAGTGCGTGAGCTGGTTTCTGGTACTGCTTCAGAGGATAGCTACGACTTCTGATGAACTACCGCTCCGGCCTTGAGGAGCGCTTTGCAAACTTACTTGATAAAAAAGCTATTCCTTACCTTTACGAAGTAGATCGCATTAAGTACACCATTCAATCTAAATATACCCCTGACTTTTCATTAAAGAATGGGGTAATCATAGAGACGAAAGGGTTCTTTAAGGGGAGCGATCGAAGCAAGCACCTTGCAGTAAAGGCTCAGAATCCTGAGCTTGATATTAGATTTGTTTTTCAGCGCAATAATACATTATCTCGGAAAAGTTCTACTACTTATGGAGATTGGTGCGATAAGCACGGTTTTCAGTGGTGCATCTTTCCCAATATCCCACCCACTTGGTTTCTATGAACGATGGATTAGTAATGCTCCGCCTTGATGCTTTCATCGCGGAGCTTGAGGTAGAAGGTTTTCCAATTGATTTCATCATGGATGAACTTTATGAGTATTTAGAAATCTACGATGAACTCCAACTACCCGCAAAATGAATGTATTCGACATGAATCTTGTCCGGTGTGTCCGAGTAGTGATGCCTTCGCTATCTATTCTGATAATGGTGGCTACTGCTTCTCATGCGGACACTATCGGAGAGGTGACAGCGATGACAATCTGCACAGTCAATTACACCACCAACACAATCATCAAATGCAGGCATCCGAAAGTTTTTCCTATCAAGGGGACTATGCGGGAATCAGAACCAGGAAACTTACAGAGGAAACCTGTCGGAAATTCAACGTCAAGGTTTCATCTGGACCTGTAGTTAGATTTCCTTATTATTCTGGTGGTCAGGTCGTTGCTTATAAAGAGCGCGATCAACAAAAGAACTTCACCTGGAAAGGTAAGAACGTAGACCAGCAGCTATTTGGTCAGCAGTTATTTGGTAGTGGCAAAACTATTGTTATTACTGAGGGGGAATTTGATTGTCTTTCAGTTTGGCAGGCCAGAAATAACTGGCCAGTAGTGAGCGTCCAAAATGGTGCTCAGTCAGCCAAAAAAAGTCTGCAAGCTCAGCTGAAATTCCTTCTTGGATTTTCTGAAATTGTGCTCATGTTTGATGGGGACTCAGCAGGCCAACAGGCTATGGAGGAGTGCGTTGCTCTCTTTCCGTCTGATCAAGTTTTCATCGCAACTATCGCCGGTTATAAAGATGCCTCCGAGGCTCTTATGGCTGGTGATGGTGAGGCAATTCGCCAAGCTTATTACAACAAACGCTCCTATGTCCCGCAAGCAATCATCGACGGTCGAGACCTTTTCGATCTCGTGTCTACGCCCCTCCATGGCCGCGATGCTGATTACCCTTACCCTTCTCTCAATACCATTACAGGTGGCCTTAGGCGTGGGGAAGTGGTTACCTACACAGCCGCATCTGGAGCCGGAAAGAGCACCTCATGTGGAGAACTCGCTGTCCACCTTATAGAACAGGGTGAAACAGTTGCTCACATAGCACTTGAGGAAAGTGTTCAACGAACCGGTCTTCGTCTAATGACCGTAGCTGCAAACAAACCACTTCACCTGGATAACCAAATTGATGAACAGCATTTTCGTAAAGCCTTCGATAGTACTCTCGGTTCTGGTCGGGTATTCCTGCGGGATGGTTTCGGCAGTGTTGATCCTGACGCTCTGCTAAATGACATCCGCTTCCTCGTTAAGACTCACGGGGTTGAATGGGTCATTCTTGATCACCTCAGCATTTTGCTGTCAGGTAATGATTCACATGACGAGCGTAAGATGATCGACATTGTAATGACGAAGCTGAGATCATTTGTTCAGGAATGTAATATTGGGATGATATTAGTCTCTCATCTCAAACGTATCCAAGGTGACAAAGGTCATGAAGATGGTGCGCGTGTATCTATGTCCCAACTTCGCGGATCTGGATCAATAGCTCAACTAAGCGATCTTGTTATTGCCTTGGAACGGGACATCAGTAAAGGGGACAATCGCTCCAAGCTTGTCGTGTTGAAGAACCGCTTTAACGGTCAGACAGGTCCAGCTGGGGAGCTTGCTTACGACAAAGAAACAGGACGCCTCATGCCTGCTCTTTTTGATCCAATCGATTCCACTACCACAACCGACTATGAATTTTAGAGCCGTTCTTTTCACCAAACAGGATTGCCTGCCCTGCATCACTACTAAAGATGCACTCAATAAAGTTTTAAAGCTCAACCCAGCTTGTGGTAACTACATTGCCACGTTGGAAAAAGAAAACCACTCTGCTCTTGTTGCAGCTTATGGGCTTGAGATGTATCCAACTCTCCTTGTTGTTGATGACAACGGGGAAGAGGTAGGCCGTTTTACTGGTGGCAAAAAAGTCCGCGAGTACCTCCCAGGAATCTTATCCACCCTGCGAATAATGGAATGCGCTTAGTAGCAGACATCGAGACCAATGGACTGCTCAGGCAAACCAATCCTGTCATTCATTGTTTGGTAACACAGGACATCGATACCGGTGAAGTGATTCGGTATGACGATTCAGGTTCTTATCCCCCTATTAAACAAGGGCTTACCAATCTCATGGTGGCTGATGAAGTATGGGGACACAACTGGATTGGATTTGACCAGTCCTTTATCCGTGAGATCTATCCGTTCTACGAGCCCAAGGGCAAGACCTATGACACGCTCATTCTGTCTCGTTTGTTTTTCACTGATCTTCTTGATCGGGATTTTAGGAGCAAACCTGCCTTAATGCCTGCAAACCTATACGGGCGTCATAGTTTAGAGAGCTGGGGGCATCGTCTATCTTGTCATAAATCTGAGTATGGCAAAACTCTAGAGAATGATTGGTCTAAGTACACACCAGAGATGTTGGAATACTGCGTCCGTGACGTAGAAGTCAGCGTCAAGGTTGTAGAGATGTTTCTTCCAAAGATGGAGCAGTACAAAGACTGTATTGCAACCGAGCACAAGGTCGCTGAGATCATGTCTTGGCAAGAATCTATGGGTTGGCCATTTGATGTAGCTGCTGCTCATCAACTCGAAGGAAAACTACGAACTGAACTCGACTCACTCTCAGACGAGATGAGATCAACATTCCTCTTTGTAAATGGTGGAGTGTTTACCCCTAAGCGCAATAACTCAACACAGGGTTATGTCGAAGGGGCGGCAATGTGCAAACTCAAAGAGTTCAGTCCTACAAGCCGTGACCATGTGGCGTGGGCTTTCGAGACGTTTCGAGGGTGGACGCCCAAAGAACGTACAGATTCAGGTCGAGCCAAGATTGATGACAAGGTACTTAAAGAGATCGGTACGCCTGAAGCTCTTAAGTTTTCTCGCATCTTGGAACTACAGAAACACCTTGGACAACTGTCTGAAGGTAAGAACGCATGGCTCAAATTAGAAAACAATGGTCGATTACATCATTCCTGCATTCTTAATACTAATACGGGGCGAATGGCCCATATCCGTATTAATGCTGCCCAAGTCCCTAGTGCTCCTGAATATCGATCCTTATTCGGTCCAGGTGAGGGAAGAGTTCAGGTCGCTGCTGACGCCTCTGGTTTGGAATTACGTTGTCTTGGCAGTTACCTTGCTGTCTTTGATGATTTTAAATTCTCGAAAGAAGTAGTCGAAGGTGACATTCATACAGCTCTGGCCAAGATCTATAAAACCACAAGATCGCTGGGCAAAAATGTAACCTATGCGACGATCTATGGCGGGGGCAACATGAAGTTAGGCTTGACGGCTGGTG